AATCTGCGGGCAAACTGCCCAGCTGGCCCCGGGGCCACTTGATCCGGAATTCTGTGTTCTCTTTTAAATCTTTTTCCATTAGTTCTAATGTAGTAGAAATTCTATTTTGGGTCTCAATAATACCGAAATAAGCCCAGGTCCCGATCGCGACCATGGCGATCAAAGAGGCTACCGTTTTCATCGGCATCTGAACTGCTGCTTCTTCCGAAATTTTGAGAGGTTTACCCATAATTAAATATCAATATGTGAGAGTAGAACATATATAAGATATCCCATTCCCGTTATTAAAGCTCCTGCACAACCGATCATGATTTTTTCAAGTCGTTTGATTCGTTCTTCTATTTGATGGATTTTCTTGTGTGTCAATTTTTGCATAATCCTGCATAATTTTTCATGAGACGCTATTCTTTGAAGAGCTAATTTACTCATTAGTAATTATAACTCCCTGATGGAGTATTTCCTTGTTCTAAAACTTGAAATAGTTTTTTATGTTGATCCATAATCTCTTCATCACTCTTCATCATATTCTCTATATGCATTTGAAGTTTTTCAACATGTCTCTCTAATTTATCCACTTTGTCTTCATGAACTGCTTGGATTGTAGAGAGTTCAAATGTACGACTAAGACTCCAGCCTCCTAGGGCTATGAGCAATCCAACTAATAAGGTCATTAATTTGTCAGCCATTAAAATATAATCTCCATAACTAAATATAACGTAATAAATATGAACATACCAGTCATTTGGATGTCATATGGGAAATTATGCACTAATCCCCCAGTACTTCTCTCTGTAAATCCTTGATATTCCACTCTTGATCTCTGACTGCATCTGTTGTTTTTCTTAATATTTCCTCTAAAGCTCTGAAGTAGGCATTTACTTCAGTAACTCGAGCATTAACATTAAACATCTCTCTTGTAAACTCTTCTTTGTCTTGAGCATATTTATCGAAGATGATTTGAATGTCTTTGTTTAACATAGCTACTTGCTGCTTATTTTCTTCAATCGTTTCTGTTAAATTAATAATATATTTAACCGATCCAAATGTCGCAGCCAGGATGGATACGACGATAGGGACTATCACTACGAGTTTACTCTTACTCAGATCCATTTGTCTTCAGCTCCATTTGTTTTTTGTGTTCTTGTTCCATAATCGCATCAAAGAGATTATCATTAGTTCGTTGTCTTTTCTCTTCTTTTTTGAGGAATTTCATATCTCTACATTTTTTTGCAACTAACTCAAGCTCTGGTCCCATCTCTACATTTCTATATTTTCTACAAATTTTAAGAAGTTCCATTTGTTGCTCTAATTCATAACGATCCGATTGTTTTTCTCTAAATTCTTTATTACAGGTATGACCAAACTTAAAACGAAGTCTAACTCCTAGATCCCAGCCTTCTCTTTCATATTCATTACCGCTATCGGCAATGGAATAGTCATAATCATCAGTGCTGTATTGAAGGTAAGGTTCGATGTGGCCGGCTTCACAATTACGCCAGTTGCCACCCAAGTATTCGTTTTTTGCTTGGGCTGATGCGCACGCAACTAGAAATATAATGCCAATAATTATAGAGGATATTAAATATTTCATCCATCTAATCGCCTGACTTCTTTTTTTTCTTGCGATGCTTCTTGCTCTTAATATTTTTAAAGTCTTGTATCTCATCTTCTATCATCTCCACTTTGGTTTTAATTAAAACCATATCTTGTGAAAGAGAAAATGTACGCTGAAGCGTCCATCCTCCGAGCGCTAATAGTATAGCGAGTAGTGCTGTTATTAATTTATCATTCATTTGTTTCCTTTGGTGCTGGTCCTACTTTAATGTGATATTCATACGTCTTTTGTTCCGCGTCTTCTTGGTCGTCGTTTACGCGACAACATGTACCAGATTTTTCTTTTTCTTTGGTATGCATATTGCAAGTTTCTTTTTCTTCTATTGGCATGATTCACACTCATCGGTATCGTCTATTACTAGACCTTGTGGTTCCTGACACTCACATGAAGAACAGTTACATCCTTCGTGGTCTGCTTCTACGCAGTGACACAGGTGTCCACATTTGTTACAGTTTCTATTTTGCATCCTTTGTTTCCTTAATTTCGTAGAAAAATTTATCGGAGTCTTCAGTTTTCCATTTTCCACTATTTTCAACATTCCATTCACTGGTCTGAACCTTCCAATCAAATGGAACTTCTTCTTTCACAGTGAAAGATGGAATACTCCATATAAGTTTATTGTTTGGCTGAGCCGCATAATTACCATCATCCAATGCAAGAATGTGGGCGCACTTATGTTCGTGCGGTATTTCGGAATGATCCGTATCGACTATATTACTCTCTGGGTGAGCCCAGTCAACTGTAAAAAGATACTGGCCTCGATGCCATTTCTTGTCTTTACCATAATATTTGCCGGATTGACTGGCTAGGATATCATAAGTAGTAATAGCAGGATAATAACTGAAACAATTCCAAAGCTCCAACTCGTCAAGTCTAGGCCTAGGAACTTTTTTGACATCAAATCCTGGTTGGATGAACGCGCTAATCGGTAAACGATAGAAGACAGCACCATTTTCCATAACTGCATGAAAGAGTATAGCTTTCCCTGTAATCGATGCCAAAGCAAAGATGATACAGTTTTCCACTTCTCCCACATGTCCGGAAAGGTCATATAGATATTCCCTTCTTATCTGCGCGTAAGTCGCAGGAATATTCGCGTTTAAATAAGCCATCCAACATAAACCTCACTTAGAATGCTGCGATAATCAAAACGACTAGCACAACAGCTACTGCTATTGATATTTTTTTATGAGCTTTTGCTTCAGCCCATATGTCTTTAATCATTTCCATAGTTTCCTCCTCTATTTGTCATAGATATCTCCCCAATTTTTACCATGTTCATAGTCTACTTTATTGGGAACTTCAAGTGTAACAGCATTCTCCATAATCTCAACGATTTTCTTGGCTTCATTATCGTCCTTAATTGAAACACATAACTCGTCATGGATTTGGATGTGTGCAACTACACCTGCCTTATAAAGTTCTAACATAGATTTTTTAGTCATATCCGCTGCTGAACCTTGTATAAGCTTGTTTAAAGATTTGTAAGTATAAGCTCTTCTAATTCCTGGTCCATGTTCCTTGAGTGCTTCTTCGTGTGACAAGGCTTTATGCATTCCAAAACTATTAGGTTCCCATAAATGAAACCGGCATAGTCTTCCCAGTAATGTTCTAATTTGTCCTCTGTCCTGTGCTCGATTGGATGCTTTCTCCATAAGTTGTTTAACAAATGGAACTTTAGCATGATACTGATTAAATAATTCTGCAGCTTTTTCTTTCGTGACTCCTAGCTCTGCCTGAAGTTTAGCTTTACCCATTCCATAAAATAATCCTAAGTTAATAGTCTTGGCTTGGGATCTAGGAATCTGTGCCATGTCTGCTACCGTCTGGTGAAAATCTGAATTTGAATCTGCTTGATAAGCATCAATAACATCATACACGGAAGGTAGTTTATATAGCGCTGCATAATGAACAACGAGTCTAGGTTCTTGTTGTGAGTAATCAAAGCAACCCCACTTACATCCTTCTTCGGGTATAAATAATGATCTGATCTTAGGTCCCAGATCCTTGTTCCGTGCTGGAATCTGCTGGAGGTTTGGATTCTGATAACTGAATCGACCAGTCACCGTACCTCCTCCTGCATTTCTTAATTGATTAATTTCTGCATGGATTCTACCTTTATGTTCATATCTTAAAATAGAATCAATGAATGTGGTATGAGCTTTATTAATTTCTCTAGCTTTAGCAATCATTCTAACAACCGGATGTGAATGTTCTTGTAAAAAATTTTTAGTAAAAGAAGGGGCAGCTGTTTTTTCTGTACGAGGGTATTCTATTTTTAACATATCAAATACATTAGCTACTGATCTTGCGGCCCATATCTGTGGTAAAATATTTGTTTCTTTTTCGATGGCTCTTAAGATTTCTTGTTCTTCAGCCATCAGTTCTTTCTTCATGAGATGAGCTCGTTCTACATCGACTCTCACACCTTTAAATCTCATATCAACCAGACATGGAAATAGATCTGTTTCCAAATCAAATATATCTTCTAGATCTTGAGAAATAATTTCTTTTTTAAGTTCTTGCCATAATCCTAGCGTAATCTCTGCATCTCGTTCAGCATAAGATCCTGCATGCATGGCAGGCAGTTTATACATTTCTGCTTTAGGATCGATACCCCATTCTTCTGCAGCTTCTGCTAGGGCTCTTTCATTTTTTCCATAACCTAAATAATGCCAGGATAAACTATTGAGATCATATCTAAATCTATTCTCGTCCGTGATCGCTGATGCAATCATTGTACAAACAATGTCACCATTAATTTTAAATCCAGCTGCTCTCAACCAACACACGTCGTAAATTGCATTGTGAAAAATTTTTATGGATGGGGCTTCTAATACATCTTTAAGCCAAGAGAAAACTTGTTTCTTATCCATGTTCCCTCCACCTTCATGGGCGATCGGAAAATATCCTTTAAAGAAAGAAGTAGCTACAGCTATTCCAATTATCTCACCATTACCAATAACAGAGCCTGATCCTTTCTTAATAAGATCCGGATCTTTTGTTTCTAAGTCTATTGCTATTTCATCTACTTGTCTTAAGTCTGGAAATTCTGTTGGTTTAACCCATTCAGTTTGGGCTTCAAATTTTGGGATTCTCATTTTTTTAAAATCCCCCAAAAATTCTTTTTGTCCAAAGGATTTGGATCTTTGTAATCTCGTTCAATAATCATTTCACAATAATGTATTGCCTTCAATATATCCTGCTTTCCATCTTTATATGGGTGTCTACATATATACTTTATTATATTCCCTTCTGCAAATAACATTTTGTTTTCATGCACAAATTCACTGGGCTGAATTTTCATTTTCTTGTAGTGGGCACCCCCGATTTGTTTAGTGTACACTTTCGATGTCATATCCATTACTCTCTTTTCGTGCTGCCATTATATAAAGGTTCTGTTTTGTTCTGGTTACTCCTACATACCATATCCTGTTTTCTTCATCGCTTTTATCAGGGGATCTTTCAATCGCTTCTCTAATGTTTTTGGTATTGTCTAATATTAATAATACATTATCAGCTTCACCCCCTTTAGCAGAGTGAATGGTAGATAAATTAACCCGGGCTGGTTGATCTAGTTTTTCTTCTTGGGACAACATGTTTCTAATGTAAAGACTATCTTCATGTTCAGTCTCAAATACATCAAACCATCTATCCGTATGGCTATATCCAAATTCTCTTAAATCATACATACGTTCTTCTTTTTGTGGAAATTCTTTACCAAGATATTCAAATAAATCTTTACATTCAGTCAATGAAAGTTTGTCGCCATTGGTCCATCTGGTGAAATTTTGAATGGCTGTAAAAAGTCTAGCCTTATAGCTCTTACGTCCTTTGTATTCAAAATAGATACCTAGTTCCATAAGCTGTGGTTTAAGTTTAATAAGGCGGTCATTATAACGAGCAAGTACTAGCCATTTCCCTTCATGGAGGGGCACGTCTTCTAATGCCATTATATAATCTACACTTCCTTGTTCATCTCTTGCTTCCCATTCTTTTTTTATTCTCCTCTCGTCTGGTATTTTATCTAAAATATTGTTCGCAATGTGTTGAACCTCACGTGGTACTCGGTGGGATTTTGGCAAAACTCTTTCTTTAGCTTTCTCATCTTGAAATCTTTTCACGTCTGCACCAGCCCATGCATAAATAGCTTGGTCGTCATCACCCGCTAATATTATATGTTTTGTGTTGTTTTTTATAATTTCAAACATCTTCCATTGAATTGGTGATAAGTCCTGGGCTTCATCAATAAAAACGACGTCAAATTTTGGACACAATTCTGCCATAATAAATTTCTCAATCATATCGGTAAAATCTTTAAGTTGAAAAGCGTCTTTGTAATTATTTATTTCGTCTTCTAAAATTGGGATTAAATTTTTATCTAGGTCAGAAGAATACATATCACTGTTGTATTCTTCTTCACTGGTAATACCTTTTATTCTAGCTGCGTTAATTATGTTAAAATATTCACTGTCTGAATCTACAAAGCCAGTTCGTTCTTGACCATCGCTGTATACTGTAACTTCAATTCCTAATTTTTTTCCAATATCTTCATAGTGTTCATCTTGCATCACTTCACTTTTTTTCATTCCTAATCTTTCAAAAGCTAGAGAGTGTAAAGTTTGAAAACGTTTTAAATGCTTGTAAGATAGGTAAGGATAGATGTCCAACATTCTATTTTTTGCTTCATTTGCAGCCTTTTTTGTGAAGGCAAAATAGCCTATTTTCTCCAGAGGAGTCCCTAGTTTTAAAAATGTTTTTACGTA